TGAGTGTTGACCTCCCGCTGCATCAATACGCTGCTACCTCTAGGCTCAATGGTCATAGCCCCTTTGATATCATCATCCTTCTCATACTTCATAAACCAATCGTATAGGTTAGTCAGTGCTGATTTTGTGATGTCATCATCGAAGTCACGTACTTGGCGTCTGCGTGATACTGAAGCATTGTTCTGGTATATCTGAGTAGCACCTAAGGTTAATGGTGCGTTATCAGTACCAGCCTGAGTCTTCTCTACCCGAGTGACACCAGAGGTCTTGTAGGCATCCTCTTCAGCCTTATCCAGGATGGCAAAGAACTGATCAAGGTGGATAGGGATGTCGAATACTTCAAATGGCTTAGCATTAGATCCATCAGGTAGGTTGAAGGTGTCACCCATGTACTCCCAGACCTTACCACCACGTATGGTGAAGTCATTCTGGTCACCACTGGCTGGCCTTAGCTTGTTCTTCAGCATCACTATCTGTGGCACTGCAGATACACCACCATGGTCCAGAATCATCCTCCAGACAGCGTTATAGATTAACTGGCTGTTCTCAGAGAGGACGGGGATGCCCTTACCGAAGATGCTGGTGGGGTTATCATCCCAGCACCATACATGGAAGGGTAAACGACGCTGCTGAGGTGCTACGAATGCCTTTAAGGTGATGCCAGCACAATGAATGATGCAGGCCAGGACAGTCTTGTTCTCAGCGAGTGATGCAGGTACTTTTACCCCTGCCTCAACCAAATCCTCAACCGGGAAGTCACCCCAGGTCTCCCATAGCTCATAACGCTTAGCATACATCTCACCATCAACAGCCTTATCCTTGATATAGGCTCTCTCATGGTCAGACTCTGGGTTAGTTATCTCCTTGGGTGACTTCAGCAGCAATCTAGCCACTTGATCTGGATAGTAACCACCATTTGCCATCGTTTGGATCTGCCTGGGGAGCAGCCAGCTACGTTCATTCACATAAGCGCAGTCCTGTACTCTCTCAGCCGACATATCGGGGAAGAAGTCGAGAACTGAGGTCTCACTGAAGGTAGGCTTGCGCCCTGAGTCAGCCTCAAGTGCCCATTTGCCCTTCGTATTGATCCACTTCTTGTCAGCATCAGGATCAACATAGGCTCCCTTGAGGATACCAGTGCCAGTACGAGCTGAGGAGTCAATTAAGCTCCTGCCAATCTTACCAAACTGGATACGATCAAGGGTATTATCCATGAGGGCGAACATACGCTCTACCTTGGTCTCTAGAGAGGCTTTACGAGCCTCCCATGCCATGGTATTGGTTACAGGCTCACCGGTCTCCTGATCGACCACAGGGGCTCCTGAGGCGTCTAAGGCTGGCTCATCGCGTAACCTTAAGGGTGGCCGAGGTGGGCTGACTCCCAGTAGGCCATAATTGTCCTCATCAGTTGGGAATAGCATGTCACCAAGCTGTGAAGCACCATCATTGGTAATCTGACGGACGATATTCATGATTACCTTAGAACCTGACTCCATGGAGGTTCTCGTACCCTCAAAGTCATCCATTAGGTCATTCATGGTATCAATGGAGGAGGCATTGTAGAGTCTGAAGGCTCTTTTCAGCTCCTCTGGGAGGTTGGTGGAGTTACGCATGATGACAGCCTCATCAACCATCTCCTGAGCATCCTCAGCAAGGTCGTTAAGGGCTGACAAGCGGTCTTGCTCTTCTTTAGTGAGCTTAGGGATGTCATCCTCGCCTTCCTCGGCCCACTCATCGTTATAGGTTGAGTCTGTCATTATGTTGTCTCAGTGTTAGATGTAGTTAGTGCTGTCTACGTTCTTAAGGGTTCTCACAACTGTCCTATTGACGAACTCAGTGTGCTTCTTGAGTGTGCCATAGTCAGGATGTGCAAATAGGGCTAGGTATTGGAGACCATCGTGTGGATGGGACTCAGCAGACTTACAGGGTACATCCCTGAACTTAGCCTTACCCATGACCTGCTTACGCTCGTACTCATAGCTCTGGTTGAAGCCTTTGATCAGGAGCTTACAATCCTTATCAATCTGGAAGAGGGGGAGCTGGGTATTGGTCTTGCCGGTGAGGAAGTGGCGTACAGCGTTGAGTCGTATCTCAATGTGGTTACTCTGGGCTGGCTTAGTGACGAACCAGTCGTGGAACACTCCGATCTTTTCATCATTGAGTACATGGAAGTAGTTCCTAGAGTCAGCCGATAGTCCATGACTGGATAGACCTGCTGGGTCACCAACTGAGATAATCTCCCAGGGCTCTTCACCAGGGTCAACATAGAAGGCTTGCTCCATCCATGGTCGTACATAGTCCTTAGCAAACTCCTTCAGACCAATGTTGTCAGCATAGAACTCCTTGATGATACGGAGCTGGCCGGTACGCATGACCTGACCTAAGATGCAGCTCTCGCCACCCTTACCCCAGTCCCATCCGAGTAGCACAGGGATACCCTTAACAGGTGCTAGACCTGTCTTAGCTATATGGTACTCATGGTCCCACTGACGCTTGTATACAGCCTTACCACTACTGGTCGTACCATACTCACCACAGAACAGCACTCGGACCTGCTCATGGGTCATGGTGGTTACACGGTCAAGGTAGTAAGCCTGTGGTCCAGCTCCGAGGAACCTGAAGTTCTCTCCAAGTGGATTAAGGGCATAGCCACAGTCTGAATGATGGTCCTTGATGAGTGCTGGTGGCTGTCTGAAGAACTCCCAACCCTTAGGCTGAGTCTCCTCGATCTTAGCTACCCATCCATCATCTTCAGGTGGGTTCGTATCCATTATGAGGGATACCCTGGTGATGGGGTCATCAATGTCTACGGCACTGTTGGGAGGAGGGTATCGACCACAGCGACTAAGCACTGCCGGTACAATCTCACCATCCATAGCACCACACTCATTGATGAAGCCACCTGTCAGCTCTAGTGACTTAAGGTTCTCATAGTCATCAGGTTTGGCTACAGCCATGAAGATGAACTCAGCATTAAGGCGAGTGCCATCATTCATACGGTCAGTCCATCGTATCCTCATAGGTGCGCTATGGGTGTAGCGCCTAGTGGTCTTATTAGGCGTGAGCCATAGCTTGAATGAGGCGAAGGTGGTCTCCAGGAGCTGAGGGTAGGTCTCACGTACCACCACCCACTTACTGGTCCTCTCATTGTTCTTATCAGGCTTCTGCATCATAGCCATCTTCAATAGCTCGATAATCATCATGGTCGATTTACCTGACCCGACATTACCGAGGACTATCCTGATGTCTGCATTGGAGTTATGGAAGTCCACCCCAGTAGCTGATGGATCATACTTGACTACTGATGTTGGAGCAGCCATCAGTGCGTAAGCCTATCTACTTCATCATCATCTGACTGCACAGCACCCAGCTCAATGCTGGTCCCTGGCTTGACGTATACTTCCTCCTGAACATTACCAAAGGAGAAGTTAATAGGAGCATTGGTATCCAGCACCTCCTGATCCCAGAGCATCATCTTGGAGAGCAGAGCTGTAGCCCTATGCTGAGCCATATTGTCCCACCCATAGCTACCATCATGGTTACGCGATAGGAAGGAATAGGCTGCATGGAACCTGGGCTCAACATCCTTGAATGGCTTAGGGAATAGAGCTGGCTTCTTAACCGTTACCCCATTGCCAGCCATGTACTCCTCAGCCCAATCACAGACATCGTATGGTGTAGCTAGGGATTGGTAGAGGAGGCGAGTACAGAGAGCAGTACGTGACCCATCTATCTGGGCCATCTGCTTCTCTATAAGCTCATCCATGGCTGCTACTATCTTGGGATTATGGACCAGCTTATGGATGGACTCTCGTCTATCGTAGACTATCTTGGTCTTGTATCCAGCTTGGTCATAAGCAACTTCTTTATCAAAGCACTGGCAGTATGCGAGAACGAATAACTTCTGCTTCTCCATGAGGCCATCGAATATTGGAGTATCGAATCGGTCAAGGAGTTTACTTGTTGCCTGCGGTTCAACTTTATCAGTCATATTGTTATTTCCAGAATACCGCTACTACATTAGCAACGACAGGTGAGAAGACAGAGACTACTGATGGAGTAGGTACTAGATGCACCTCCCTCTCAGCACCAGAGGACAGCGCAAAGTGGAGAGTGCTGTCACTAATGGCTGTAGCCGTAACGTCATAGTTATAGATCAGATCCTGGTCGCACCAGAGGCGCATGACCCTGGCACCACTAGGAATGGTTATGGACTCAGCAGTAGCTGCAGCCAGTAGCTTGTTAACCACTGTGGCTCCAGGTTCGCTATAGGCAGGCAAGGCTGTCCCCGTATCACTAAGGGGTAATGAAATGTCGTTCATAGGGTGTACCTATCGTGGAGTTAAGAAGTGGTTGAGTAGTGTTACTTTGGAGTCGGGGAGGGCGCTGGGGAAGATGATGTGGCGGGCTATACTGCCGGTGAGGGTGGAGTTACCCGCTGCGTCCAAGAATAGAGATCCCCACTGCATTGTCTCAGTCCCCGTATCACCACTAACCGCTGTCTGTCCAGAAACACTAATTGACGATGAGGAGTCTCCGTTATGTCGCAGTGTGGTTAGTAGCGGAGCAACTGTCGCCACGCTGGATGAAACCAAACCTGCACCTGCGTTGAATGTCATCTTGTCATCAGAGCCTCTGTAAATAAGCTGTGGTGAGCTTGCGGAATCTGCTTGTGCAGCATATACATACTGGTTTACGCCGGTTAGAGCGTCAGCCTTTGATACTGTGAACATCGTCATCGGAGTCTCAATCAGCGCCGGTGCCACCGTAGTCTCAAGCCCTGCTGCACCGTAACTCTTAACCTCATCCTGCCCTGAGTTCTGGATTACTGCGCCACCGTGGAGTGACCATTGGTTGGCCCTACGTACTACTATGTCTGTAATTGCGCCTTCAAACGAGGTGTCACCAAAGAA